TGACGGAATGGGCACGCTGCTTGGATGTACTGCGGATGATACCGGGGCGCTGTCGTATGTTTCAGATGCTGCAATCGTTCCCGTATTCACACACACTTTCGCCTTGGCGGACGCGCTCCCGGCCGGGATGACGTTCGAGCTGGATGAAGATATTTCAGCGGCCACGATCGAAGGCGGAAAGATTAATAGCCTGGAGCTGAGTCTCGAAGTTGGTGGGTATTTGAAAGGTACGCTCGGCATCGTCGGTGAAGATAAAACATACGGGGCGGCCACCGCGCAGACGCTCCCGATCGCGAGTCTGGTGAACTTTACCCAGGGCGCGGTTACGTATGGCGGCACCGCGAAAAACATCAAGGCGATGTCTTTGTCGCTCAACAACTCCCTGAAGACAGACCGCTATTTCATAGGCGGCACGAACATCAAAGAGCCCACCCGGGGCGGAAAGGTCGAGATCACCGGTTCCGTGACGATTGATTTCGAAAGCATCGACGAGTACAACGACTATGTCGCCGGCACCGCGAAGGCAATCGTCATAACGCTGACCGGCGCCGTTATCAAGGGAGTTCTGGCCCGCTCAATTACGATCACGCTCCCCGCGGTTCGGCTTACTGCTTCGGTCCCGAATATAGCAGACGAAGGTCCGATGGAGCTCGAGATGCCATTCAAGGCATATGCGCAGAGCAGTGCTACTCGGGAGTTCTCAGTCGCGATCCAGAACACACTCAGCGCAGTAGCGTAAATATCGTGGAGACCAGGGGCAGCCTGACGGCTGTCCCTCTCTCCTGCTTTAAAGGAGAATTGGTATGACACAAGAAATCACAACCGCAGAAGCCTATCGCAGCAAGCGCGAGAGCGAATCAAGAAAAGAAGTCGTCCTTCCTTCAGGGGCGGCTTTTATCATTCGTAAAATATCCAGCCGCGAGCTTGTAGAAAAAGGACTGGAGACTCCCGTTAAAAGGTCTCAGGATATCATTCTCGAAGCCAACAATGCCGAAGCATGGTCGCGTCTCACCGACGAACAGAAAAAAGAACAGCTCACCAAAACGCAAGAAAGATGGCAGAATCTCACCGCGCAACAAAAAAAAGATCAGATGATTTTCAATGATCAACTAATTTCCCTCGGCACCGTTTCGCCGAAGCTGACCGCAGGAGAAGCCAGCGCCGACGTTCTCAGCGTGCACGAGTTCGACGACGATGATTATTATGCGCTGCTAAAAGAAATCAGTGAATTTTCGTGGGGCAAGAAAGTAAACGAATTTTTTCGCACGGAGCCGGAGCGGGCTCAAACTGACGCTGGACGCTCTGGCCAAGAGATATCACCAGCTACCGACGCAGCTCCTGGATCTATCGCCTGAGGACCTGAATATTAATTTCCTTTGTATGGAAGCAGCGCTGCAGGCAGAGAAGTCCTTCATAGAAAAGGAAAAAAGGAAACAACGCCATGGCCGAAGGTAGAAATTTCAATATCTCAATTATTCTCGGCGTCGTCGACAAAGCGTCAGCTGAACTGGATAAATTTAATAAAAATATCCAGGACCAGAAGGAAGGCATCGAAGACACCGGGAAAGCTATGGTCGGTTTCGGCGCTACAATTACCGCAGCGCTCGGTCTGGCCGTGAGAGCTGCGGGAGAACAGGAGCTCGCCTTTGCACGTCTCGAACGGTCCGTGGAACTTTCCGGGAACTCATACCAGGAGAGCAAAGGCAGCATAGACGCATATATTGATTCCATGCAGCAGATGACCGTATACGGCGACGATCAAACCGCGCAGATGCTCAAAGGCCTTCTCGTCTACACAAAGGACCTCGATGAAGCAATGATGGGCGCGAAGATCGCAGCGGATATGACCAGCTCTGGAATGTACGGAATGGAGCAGGCAACGAAGCTGGTCGGCATGGCGATGAACGGAAACGTTGAAATGCTCGGCCGCATGATCCCGGAGCTGAAAACGAACAATAACGTTCTGCTCGACAATATGTCCTCAGCGGAAAAGGCCGAGTACGCCCTGAACCTATTGCAGCAGAAATTCGGCGGAATGTCTGATGTAGAACTGAAGACGTTGCCGGGACAAGTGAAGCAGCTCGGGAACTATTTCGGAGATCTGACCGAAGACATCGGCGACAAGGCACTGCCTGCAATTAAGGACTTCACCGGCTCAGCGCTCGCAACCGTGAACACTTTGCGGGAATGGATAAAGGAACATCCGGTATTGAGCCAGACGCTTATCTCAACGGCTGGATACGTGGGCGTTCTTTCGACCGCCTTCGGGACGCTGCTCCTCGCAGGTCCGAAGCTCGTCGATATGTTTACCACTATTACTAAGTTTATCGTCGCTAATCCATACATTGCAGCGGCTGCCGGGATCGCTCTCCTGGTAACGGCCACCATGAGCTACATCAGCGCTCAGCAGCAGGAAGCCCAATCGCATATCAACACCGGAAAAACGCTCCAGGATAAAATCGCACTCATGGAACAGGCAAAACAAAAATACAAAGAGATCGCGACCGACGCTGACGCCTCGGCGGAAGAACAGAAAGCGGCCCTCAATAACTACATGAGCGCGCTCACCGCTCAGAAGCAGTACGAAAAACAGCTCGAAGATCAGCGTCGTGCAGAAAAGAAATCTGCCAGGGACCAGGATGCGATCGAAGAATACAACGCCATGATCGAACAGAACCGCCTCAAGCTGCAGGAGCTGGATCTGTACTACCAGACCGCCGATGAATATCAGGCTCGCCTGCAGGAAGCACATGCAGCGAAACTTGAACAAATGAAACTTACGTGGAGTGGTGCGTGGCAGGTAATGTCATTGGACGCTATAAAGTACTCAATCAACTGGTACGATAAAATAACATCTCTGCAGAGCGGACTGCAAACAGCCATGACGACCGGATTTGCTGAAGCATTCAAGCATATCGGAGAAGGCTGGGACAATCTCAAAGATATAGGCCAGCGCATGATGGAGGGGATGCGCGATGCGATCATAAACTCTATTGCCGATATCGCCGCCGAATGGATAATAAAACACGGGATCATGGCAGCAGCAACAAAAGTCTGGGCTGTAGCCGAAATAGCCTGGAACGCAGCCGTAGCCGGCGCAAAGGCCGTTGCAGCTTCCGCGTGGGCGCTTTGGGGCTCGATCGCCATAGGTGCCGCTATTATGGCCTCTGTGATGGGATTCATGCCGCAATTCGCGAATGGCGGAATCGTGGGCGGCAACAGTTACACGGGTGATCACATGATGGTGAGGGCGAATTCCGGCGAGCTGATCCTCAACGATCGGCAGCAGGCCGAATTGTGGGCGATGGCAAACGGCCGGAGCAGTGGCGGTGGTAACGGTATCGTTGTCCAGATTACCGGGAACTATCTACTGGATCAGGCGAGTATCGACGGCCTGGCAGAGAGTGTCGGAGATTCGATATTTCGCGCGGTACAAAACGAGCGCAGCGTTTAACAATGGCCCTCAAATACACCGTAATTATTAAAGCGGGACCAGACAGGCCGGCGTCAACGGAGCCCGGGAGTTTTCTCGTCGATCCTATTACGGGCCAGGTTTTTATTGCAACAAATGAGTGGGTCCTTATCGCTGGCGGCAATCCAATAGAAAGTTATGTTGAGGGAACTTTTGAGCGAGAGCTCGCAAGGCAAGAGTCCATGCCCGCAGGAGAGATCGGCCTCATTTGGGTAAAAGACAGCGTAAGCGAAGCGCGAATTTATATTGACGACTGGCAGCCCTATTTCGGCGGATAAAATGGCGAAACTTTTTATAATCTCTAACGCGAAGCCGACGTTCACCAGCCCGGGAAAACATTGGATCCGTCCGAGCACTGGCCAGATTTATGGCTACATAAACGGCGACTGGATACCGATTGCCGGCGGCGAACCCTATGATCTGGCCTACCGCTACCCCCTGACGATTTTCATCAACGGAATAGACCGCACCGAAGACGTAGAGCTCCGCAGTTTCACCGCGACAAAGATCCTTAATTCTCAGGTAGACAGTTGCGGCTTCACCCTCTACGACGATTACAACGAGATTAAACCTCAGGTGGGAGAGCAGATCTTGATTTACTGGAAGGAAAGCCCGGACGCGGATCCTGTGTCGTATTTCGGCGGAGAGATCTCCACAGCTCCCATTTCAGAGCAGGCTCCGGGCCAGCGAAATTTCGTTTATCAAATTTCTTGCGTCGACTACGGCCGCCAGCTGAAAAGAAAACTGGCTGTCGAAAGTTACACTGATCAATACGCCGGCGATATCATCAAGAACCTGATTGCTACCTACTGTCCGGAATACACCGTCGAAAACGTACAGACCGGGAAACTCGTCTCATTTATTTCGTTTAATTACAAGGCGATTGATCAATGCATTAAAGATCTGGCAGACGCGACCGGCTATGATTGGTACGTCGACGAGGATCGGGATCTGCATTTCTTCAATACCGACACAGCGCTCACTCCCTTTATTCTCACTGAGGATATTCTCACTACCGGGCATTATCGTAATTTGAAAATACAGGTAGACAAGACGCAGCTCAGAAACAAAGTAACCGTCCGCGGCGGAGTTTTCCTTTCCGATCTCTACGCGCAGGAGAGAGTGGCAGATGGGACACAGGCCTCATTCGCTCTCGATTACAAGCCGCGGGACCCGGTGAGCGTTTACATCGATACCGGTGCCGGATACGTTCTTAAAACGCTCGGCATCGACAATATCGATAAGGCCGGAAGTGGAAAAGATTTTGTCCTCAACTACACGGATAAAGTTATCAAGAATCTTGATCTGGCAAATTTGGCCGCCGGCACAAAAATAAAGTGCACCTATAAATATGAGGTCCAAGTTCTTACCGAAGATACCGACGATATCAGCATCGAATCAATCAAAGAGATCGAGGGCGGAGACGGGATATATGAGTACCTGATATCGGATAGCTCCATAGAAACCCTCGAGATGGCGCACGACAAGGCAGCGGCTGAACTTGACGAGAGCGCGAATCCGCATATCTCCGGAACGTTCGTCACAGATCAGGACGGGTACCGCCCTGGGCAGCTTCTTCTCTTAATGCTTCCCACATGGGGACACAATAACAAGTATTTCCTCGTCCAAAAAGTTGTCGCGAAGGTTCGCGGAGATTCAAAATTTGAATACACCGTAACATTCGCGACGAACCTAAAAGGCCTGACCGATCTGATCGTAAAGCTGATCGACAAGGGCAAAGAGGTTATCGTTCGGCAGAACGAAACGCTCCATGATATGAGCCGAGTTTCCGACGAGATGGCGCTTACGGAAGCCGCACCGTTGTATGAGGAACAGACACCGCCGTACCAGTACGGCCCGGGCGGATCCCCGCAGGGCGTATGGAACGAATCGCAATGGGGCTAATTATGAAAAGTGCAAATGTCAAACTCAAAGAAAAGACGAAGGGCATGAAGGGCCGCGTCAGATTTATCATCGAAGACGTAGTAACCGGTGAAATAGAGAGATCTCCATGGACCTGGAATATCATCCCGGATGCCGGACGCACGGCGATCGCGCGCCGTCTGGCGAATGTAGGCAGCAAAGCAAACGAGGGGATCATCACTTATGGTGCCGTGGGAACCGGTACCACTTACCCGCAGAACTCAGACACCCAGCTGGCCGTAGAGCTGGATCGGAAATTATGTTCTCGGCGCACGAACACGCTCAATGTGATTACGGTACGGACCTATTTTACAACTGAAGAAGCGAACGGTGATCTGAAAGAGTTCGGACTTTTTGGAGAAGACGCGGACGGAACCGCAAATAGTGGGACGCTTTTTGAACGCGTCCTGATCAACCGGACGAAGACCATCGCAAAGACACTTACGATCGAAAGTGAAATTACTATTTTATAGGGAGAGGTGAGATATGATCAGATGGCTACGCCGTTTATTCAAAGTCAAAGTTCGATTCATGGTAATATGCAATGGCCGAAACGCTGAGGTTGTGTACAGCAAACAGGCAACGAAGCTAATGGCACAGCTAAAAAACTTCAGCAAGGACGATTTTGAGAAACAATATTTCAATAAGATAATCGTCGGAGATCGTACAATACTTGATTACGTTTTCAATCGAGGTGAAAAATGAGTTATTCAACCGACGTTTCCGCAGGGGATACCATCCTTGCAAGCCAGTATAACAATCTCCGAAAGGATGTTATTAATGCTACCAGTGCCGTCGTAATGGCGTATATGAGCGCGAGTCAGGCATTCTCAAATGGTATAAATCCGATTCAGTTTAACGCAATAAAGGCAGACACAAGCAATCAATTTAATGCTTCGACGTACACTTTTACTGCCGAAAGAGCTGGCCACTATTATGTTGATTGTAATGTGGGCATAACTGACAGCGTCGACACTGACTATTATACATTGAGCGCGAACAATAGCATTAATATATTATTGAGTTCGGGTGCTATACGTGCATATACTCGTCAAGTAAATGACGGATTCTACATACGTTTATCGGGGCTGGTATATAGAGCAGCGAACAGCACGATCGCGATGTATCTGTCGGGCTTCAGATATCCATTTAACGTATATGGCTCAGAAAATTTGTGGCCCGCAAATTATCTTCACATATTTTACGTATCGGCATAATCTAAAAGAAAAGACGATGGACGAGCTGGAAGTATAGAATTTATTAAAGAGGAACTATCAATGAAAAAACTACTTTTCGCCGCACTGCTTTTCTTACCGTCGATCGCTTTTGCGGTCGATCCGACGTACTACGAATTGCAACACTACAAAGTCAAGCCGTCAACGACAACGAACTCAAACACGTTCAAGTATCGCGGCGATCTACAAGTTACCGACGACACTTCGACGGTTAGACTCGATGACTGCCAATACACCGCCGGGATTCTTTCGTCGGGAACGGTATACGGGAAACGCATAAAAGCCACAACCGGTGCCGGTGCCGGGAAAATAGCCGTATCCAATGCAGACGGAACCTTGACATGGACCGATGCGGAATCTATTAGGGTAGGTTCGGCAACATACGCCCTCAACGGTGGCGGTTCCGGCTCCGGTGGCGTAACGATATCGACTTTCACCTTTCAGATTTCATCCGGCGGCGACGTGTTTGTTGCATCGTCCACATTTATCCCGATCATGGGCAGTAGATATGTGGTTGCTCATTCTACGATACACGTTACCGGTGTTGAGTTTTACAACCTTAATACATCGACAGTGGGGGCTACTACCTATAGTATTGCGTGGAGTTCATCGACGGGAAATGAGCGCACGTGGGCGTACCTGAATGCAGACCCGATATCTGTCAATGCGGACAATCAATACTCAGGCATACAAGCGCTGGACGTTAGAATTCCCCCCCACTCCGTATTGGCACTACATGTAAATAGTATTCCCACGAGTGGACAACTGCCTGCTGATTTTGGTTGCACAATCAGTTTCATAAGGGAGTAATTTATGAATAGAATTTTCATCGGTTTGTTTTTGCTTGGGATGTCTACGGTATGTTTTGCGGGTGGTCAGCTTAACAGCAATGATGTGGGGCTATGGATAAGCTGTAATCTTAATGGTACGAGTAGAAATGACGTGGTGGAGCACTCTTCATACGCTGTCACAAATATTTCCACGTACGTCTCAGGTCCATCAGGTAAAGCGGTACATCAGTCCGAGACTAGCGGTAGCATCGGGCTGTCCCTTGTTTGTGCTACCAATGACCCCACATTAATAAATGATTCATTTACATGGATGGCAAAAATGAAGGTGGCGGATTCACCGGGGTCGCAATTTATAACATTCCTTACGTATGTTCGCTGTGAGTTTTATTCCTGTCGTTTTTGCACTCATTCTTTAGCTTTTACCGATGCACAAATTTGGTCACAGGGATCGTGGGTCACTTCAGGTGGTGTCGATCAGGAGTTTACCTATAATCCCGTTCGTACAGTACAACAAACTAATGCAATATTTAATAAATGGGCGTTGTATTGCATAACTTATGACAGTGTAACTGGTATTTGGATTGCGTATGTTAATGCCGATGTAGCTAGCATAATTTACGCAGACCCAGGAAGCCGTCTGAAACACATTGGAGAGGAGCCCTTTAAATTTGGCATATTAGCTGACCCTCGTGATAATTACCCGTATACGTTTCCCGGGGAGATTGATGGTGTCTACTTTTACAAACGATGCCTGTCGAAGGGCGAGTACCTGTCTAAATATCAGGAGTTAATGTTAGGTAATTCTGGGACAGGAGAATAAAAACATGTCCGCTATAACAGTTGCTAAACAGGTCATTATCACAATTCTGATTGTATTCGGCGTATGGCTGCTGCTTATTTTTACAGGTACTACCTGTTGGGCAGATGACATCTATCACTATGTTATTTACCGGGAGAATAATTTTCCTCAAGATAGATACAGGACGAACAAAATTACTGCTACCAAACCTATTTATAAAAACTTTTCCGACCTTGGTAATAAAACAATTCGGAGCGTAAAAGACGGGCAGCCATGCAAGGTAACAAAATATGACGTAAGTCGGTCGGGGAAATATTCGACGCTGACGTTTTCCCCGAAGAGCACTACCGAACTCAGCGCGTTACAGTCGATGGAAAAGCAACATTATGCAAAGCTGTTGTCGGTTACGTCGATTACAACAACGTATGACAAAAGGCTGGGCGGGTATGTTACCGAAGCAACGTCAAAAAATCTATCAACACTCCCTGATGACTTTGTTGAGGTTGCAGTATCGACGACAAATACATCACGACAATAAAAGGGGCCTCTAATGTCCACCGACACTGACAAGCTGATCACAGAGCTGCACGCGATGGCAATCGAACAGGGAAGAGATCTCGCCCTTCTCGCGCAGAATCAGCGGGACCATGTTATGCCGCTGTTGTCGGAGCTAAACAAAAAGGTCATCGTCGGAAATGGCAAACCGCCACTCTGTACGACGGTGGCACTACTGGAAGCCGGACTGTCTGACCACATCGAAGAACATAAAACGAAAAAAGAAAACGGATGGCGGTGGACGGATACTCTGCTCGCTGCCGCGGTACTGGCAGTGACGGTGATTGAGATGGTAAAAAGATGAAAACCTTCGACGCTTTTCTTTCCCTCACTCTCGCCCGACTTTCTGAGATCGCCTACATCGACGACGATATCACGACGAAGCTGAAGTCGCTGGGGTTCGATCTGGTCAAGCGGATCGGGAAGACCGGCGACGTGAGCGGTTTTATCTGCCGCACCGCCGACTATTCCGTTTTAGTTTTTCAGGGCACCGACATCCGGGACTGGCAGACGATCAAAGAGGACCTAAAAATTTGGCACACGAGAGAGGATCACGTTCGATGGGCCGCCGGCTTTAACGACGCCTACGAGGAGTTATTGCCGGAGTTTATCGACTGCGTCCGCACCTGCGACGTTCCGCTCTACATCACCGGCCACAGCTTGGGCGGCGCCATTGCACTGATCACGGCGCTACACGCCGACCGATTCGAGGCCTGCTACACGTTCGGCGCGCCGCGAGTGTGCAGCCTGTCCGGGGAAAAGCTGGACGACGGTAAATCGATTTTCCGCGTCGTGCACGAGAATGATATAGTCCCATCACTGCCGTTTCTGGTCCTCGGCTATTGGCCATTTATCGGCGAGCTGATATACATCACGGCCAGCAACAAAATCGTGCGCGGCTGGCCCGCGTACCCGGCCAGGATCTCCGGACAGATCCTTCCGATCATAAAAAAATCGATCTGGGGAATCGCGGGTTTCGTGCAAAATCATTTTGCAGGGCAGTATATCAAGGCCCTTGAGGCCATTACAGGAGGAGAACATGGAAAACAAAGAGCTTCGGAAAGTGGTGCTGGAAAAATTGGTGACACGGAAGGATCAGCTGCAGAAACTCAAAGCGGAAATTGAGACACTGACGACGGACATCGTCGACGACCTGAAGGCAGTCGGTGTGGAGTTTAAAAGCGTCGAGGATATCGCGAACGCGCTCGTCGACGCGGCAGACGATGTCACCAGTTCAGGACTGCTCGAACCGATTGACGGACCGATAGCGAAATCGATGATCGGCAAGCTGCTCAAAACGAGGTGGGGAAAATCCGTCGAATCCTGGTATCAGTCGTTGAGAAAAAAAATCCTTGGATGAGGAGATAGGCGCCATGGACACGACAGAGACATTTAACTACATAAAAACCTTCGCGGATCCGCGTGAGTGGCGATATATTATTATCCATCACAGCTGGACGACGGACGGTTTCGCTGCTGACTGGGACGCGATCCGCAGGTATCACAAGGAGAGTAACGGCTGGCGCGATATCGGGTACCATTTCGGAATCGAGAGCGTAAAGGGCGAACTCGTCTATCAGATCGGCCGGCCTCTCTCGTGGGAAGGCGCGCACACGATCGGGAGAAACAAGGACGGCATCGGTATATGTGTAGTAGGCAATTTCGACCCTGCAGCACCGAGCGATGCGCAGATGTGGCTTTTAACCTCTCTTTGCAGGGAGCTGATGCATACGTACAAGATCCCGATCGCAAACGTGTTGCCGCACTGGGCCTATGAGTACAAAAGTTGCCCGGGAAAATCGTTCAACGTTGTGAAACTCCGCGACCTGATAATGCAGGGAAAATAACGCAGAACCAGAACGGGTAAAACCGCCGTGCCGCCGGCGGGACGGTACCCACCTCGGCATCTTCCTTAACGCCGATTCACTGTCTGCCCGTTCTGGTTTATTTTTTGAGGCAACCATGGACCGTTATTACTGCAGAAAAAAGAAGATCCCGATACTGAGGGGAAAAGTGAATGCTTTTTGTCTACTGCGCGGATGTCCGCATTTGGAAACGCGGATAAGATACCGAAAAAACGAAAAGAATATAATTGTCACGACATGAAAAAGCCCCGCCGTTAAGCGGGGCCCTCCTTCAACTGTCAAGAAAATCTTGACGGTTCGAACCTGTAAGGATTTATTACAGGTTCACGGCGTTCTCTTTCTTCCGTCTCCGATAAGCTGCCCGCATTTTAAATAATATTTTTGATCGATTTTTCCAGTAGTACTTCATCTGGTATTTTATAATACGCTCGCGATTAATTTTCCAGTTCTCCTTGTATTTCGCTTTCCGTTTTTTGCGGTAATATTCTCTAACGCGTTTTTTACACTCCTCGCGATGGGTCACGTAGTAGTCGTGTGCGTACGCCTGTTTTTCTGGAGTGTTCACCCATATTTTAGGCATGTTCCTTTGTGCTCCTCCGTTGCGCTCGCCGTCGTGCGTTGATCTCGTCCCGATGACCCGCGCGATACGTCCGCGCGTCGGCGTTGATTTTCTCCCGGTGCGTCTGTTTGTATTTTTTGTGGTACGGAGTGTAGCTGCTCACGATTTTAACCACTCGATAAACGCCTCATAACTGGTAAATGATTTTGAGGCCTGTCCGAATTTTAACACCACCTCGTGCAATTTACCGTCATAGTCTCCGATGGTATCATCCGTGTTTGCAAAATACTCGTCGGACGGGTTTTCGTCGTGATATATTTTACCGCGCTGAACGAGCAATGCGCCGTCGATACCGTCCGCATATATGTAAATTCGCGGGTCGTGCGTTGTCATTGTTGTCGGATGGTGCCCAATTGTTTTTATTTCCTGTTGACATTTTTCCCGTGCCATTGCCCAGATCAGATTTGCATCGTAATAGCGTTTTTCCATGTGCCTCCCTGTTTTTACGGGCAGTTTAATGCCATGCCCGGGGCAGATTTTATATAGCCATTGCGTGCTGTGATGCCCATTTCCGCGCCCGATCTATCTCTGCGGCAATTGCTGTAGGTTTGCGGTAATCGCCCACATGATAGGTTTTTACGCAGCGTGCTATGCCGTGCCGCTGACGGATAATCTCAACCGTATATCCTGTGCGGCGGGACGATGCGCCATAGCCGTGCCGCTCCTGATAGCTGCTACGCTCGTCCCACTCCCGATCCTCGTAATCCACTACTATCCAGCCGTCGCCGTCGCCCAGTAGGGCATTGTATTTGTATGTGTTACGTAATGATGCGCGATATTTTGCGTACGCCCGGAGCAGTTTCGGAGAGCGGGGATCGGTGTCCGCGTCTATTTTTACGCGCCCGCGCACCCGGCGGGCTATCCACTGCCAGTTAGATACTGCTGATTTTTGTATCCGGCGATATTTTTCCGGCACTTGCGGGATAGGGTCGCCGGCGACCATGGCCGCCAGTGTCTCTTGCTGCACCGCCTCTATCGCATCCGATTCTGCCTGCTCCGCCGCGCGTTTTTTCTCCGTCTCTATATAATCCCTGTTGGCTATCTCCTGCGCATAATCAGCGTGTTTTTTTACGAGCTGTGCCTCTACGTCGGAGGCGATGGCCCGCGTCCACCAGGGCGCGGAGTTTTGCACTGAGAGGCCAGCGCGCGGATCTGTGAGCTCTACGCGCACCAGTAGATCGGCAGTATCTATGAGATTGTTATAGCTGATGATTTTTTCATGGTGCGTTGCATCGGGGGTAGTGTGTACGATAATACGGTTTTCGGCGGGATTAAACTCTACTACTGCGGATAAAAAATTACACATGGTTACTCTCCTTTTTTTACGACGGTGTCCCGTCGGTTTTTTACCGGTTACAGTCCGGTGCTGCTGCGACACTGCGATTGTATCACTCTGTGATCCCTGTGTCAAGGGGCGGCCTCCTGTCCGCCTCGTGCTCACTCTCTACATCATTAGTATAGCATAGGTTATAACCAATGTCAAGGGGGGCTATAATAATATTTTATGATTATTTTTTGTGCTGATTATTTTGCCCTGACCATATCTGCCCGATGTGATTGACCACTAACCCCTCATTGCGATACAGTCTCCGCCGAGACCGTGGATCAATAGGGGGCGTTTTTTTTAGAGGTAGGAGAAACTCAATATCAAACGTGTGGGTGTT